CTTGTACCTTCTGCACCTGCTCCTCGATAAGACCAGACTGCAATACTATTATTTGGATCAATAGCACTAGACACACCATCTAAATCACTTGATAAATCGTTAAAGAAAAAATCATCTACTTTGCCATTACCTATTGGTGCAAGTGTATCTCCACCAGATAGTTTATAAAAACCATCTTGAGCTAGGAAAAATATATCCGAGCCAAAAGACACAACACTTTTAGGAATAAAAGCACCAATATTATCTGCTACTTTTGAGAACTGAAATATTAATGGAGTTCCAACATAATCCATACGATATATTGCTCGTTCCATAAATAAAACTGCGTAGCTCTCACCTCCAACAATAGCCATTACTGATCCATGAGATCCAACAATATCTTGAAAGCCAGATTGAGTATCTCCACTTGGAGTCCAAGTTGAGCTATCGTTAATACCAGACCATTTAACTCGTTGGTTATAAATAACTGCTTTTTCTAATTTATGTGTTTGTGATCCACCAGTTGCCGATAAAGTAATAACAACTGCTGTAACTGCATTTAAATTTGTTGTTGCTAATTTAATAGAATTAGCATTAATTTTAACAACATAATAAGTTTCTTTATCAACAAGATTAGTTAAAGCTGTATTACTATTTTTATCGTAAACAACTGTATCTCCAGTTAAATATCCATGACTATTAATTGTTATAGCATTAGAACTTATTGTATTTGAATTAAAATCTTTTTTAGCTTCATATTCTGTTACATAGCCACTAAATACAAAGTCTCTAACAATACCTAAATATTTTACAGTAAAAGTAACTAGGTTTGAAAAAAGAGTATCAGTCTTTTCATTTAATTTTTGTATTGGATCAGTACCATTTGAACAAATTATATTATCGCCAAATTGTGTAAAGCTCCAGAAATCTCTTGATCCTTCTGTAGTTTTAGAATTATAACCACCAGACTTTGATACATCAGAAAAAGCCAGACCAGACATTCTATATAGTTTGCCTTGATCTCCTGCATAGTTAATTGTTCCATCATCGCCAATACTAGAGAATAATCCAGT